AACTTTTTCTGGACCTGCTTCACCAACTGTTGAATATCTACCTACTGGAATTATGCCGCCACTGTACCTACCAAAATATTCATCTGGGTCTCCAAACATATTAACTATACCTTGTGAACGACCAGTTTCTGTTAAAGGTGCTGTTGAGTATTCCCTCACTCTTCCAAAATATTCATCTGGGTCTCCAAACATATTAACTATACCTTGTGAACGACCAGTCGAAGTAAGTCTATTTATAGCGTTGTCAACTTGTGATGTATCTGCAGTAAATACAATAGGTTTAGTAGCAATTTCTGCTATAAAAGCTTCATAATCGCTATTCATAATAGATAATTCACTTTCATATGCTGCTCTACTTTTTTCCATTTCTACTAAAACAGCTTGAGTAATCTCTGCTGGGATACCAATTGAGTCTGCTAGTTCTTTTATCATTCCCTGCATATTTGGATACATAATCATTAACTCGTGAAGTTTTGCTTTGTTCTTATCTGCTTCTATTCGAGCTGCAGCATAAGCTTCAGCAACATTATTTTGTGCTGAAGCTACTTCGTTTGCAAAGTTAGCTAAGTCTTTTTCTTTATCTACAACATTTTGCATTGCCGATAATACTTCTGGAGATACGGCTTCCATTCTTGCTTCATATGCAACCTTTTGTGCTTCGGCTATTTCTTTTTGTAATTCTAAAATTTGTCTATCTGTATCAGATAATGGCTTCTTTAATTCATCTAATTCTTCTTTTGCAGCATCTAAATCAAGTTGTTCTGCGACACCTTGCTCTACAGCAAGTTCTAAGAACTGAACTTCTTTTTCTTTATCCCTAATTCTCTTTCTTTCACGAGCAGTCATTTGCTGTGATAACTTATCGCGCATTCTGTCTATATTTAAAGTCATTTGTAAAAGTTTCAATTGCTCATTAGATGTAATAACACCTTCTGCACCATATTCAGCAATAGCTTCTTCAAATGCTAATTGTGCTTCTTTAGCTTCCATTCTTCTTATATCAATTTGACTTATTGTTATGCCTTGATAGGATAAATCTTCAGTGAGAGCTACTAATTCTGATTGAGCTTGTAAAATACCTTCCGCTACTTTTCTAGAAGATTCTTGCATTCTTACTATTTCATTTAGTATCTGTAGCTCTTCTCCTCTTTTAGATACAGCAAATTCAGTAAAAGTATTTTTTAAAGCTTCTTGTGCTGCAGACTCTTCTATTCCACCTGTTAATCCATCTATTATCATCTGTAAACCTTCATCTGTAGTATTTACAAATTCTTCAAAACCTGCTACATTACTTACAAGATGTCCCTCCATGTCTTGTAATTCATGATTTGCTGTACCAAGAAGTGCTGTAACATGTCCTATTCTTTCATCTAATGGTAAATCTTGAGCTTGCTTTGCTAGTGCTGGAAAACCTTTAGAAACTAATTGTGCTACTAAAAAGTTTGCAGATATTAACCTATCTTGCATTTTATCAAACCCTGCAACAAGGCCATCACCGGATACAACATCTAATGAGTTTAGTTTGTCTAATTCTTGTATAAAATCTGAAGCTGATTTTTCTGCATTTAAAAATTGTTGTGCCAAATCTTGCATAGCTACTGAATTGTTTTTAGTGTTATTCTCTAATCCCTCTAATGAATCAATTGATTGTTGAATAACTTTATTTAGTAATTCCTCACTGTTTTTAACATCTTGTAAAGTAAACGCAAATTCACCAGTAAGGTCATTAGCTTCGTTATATCTATCAAGCAATCTTTGCAGTACTTCGTCTTGTTGCTCTTGAGACATATTGCTTTGTAAAAATCCTTTTGTTAAAAGAATAAGAACATCATTATATTCTCTAAGAATATCTATTTGGTTTTTAAATTCTTTGTTAAATTTTGTATCAAATGGATTTAATGTATCAGCAGTTAATATTCCTCGTATTTTCTGGAATGTGTTAAATACTTTATCCATTGAATCTAACCCAGCAGCTTCTCCAGCAGCTACAGCATCAAGAAATGCGCCAATGCCTTGACTATATAATGCTTGAGCTTCAGATTCGCTCAGTCCTATTGCTTCTGCAATTTGTGCATTAAAGTCAAAGTCAGATACTCCTTCTATTGCATCAAACTGTGAAAGTGCATTAAACAAATCTTCATAGCTTTCAACAATTCGTTTAGATTGTTCATCTGACAACTCTATACGACTTGCATCAAAGAATGATTGAATATTAGTTTGTTCAATTAATCCAAGTAGCTCTTCTAATTTTTCTATTTCTATTTCTTTTGCTTTTATGTAATCTTCTGAAACATTAGAACCTTCTGCAGTTAGTTCATTAAGTGTATTTTGTTTTTCAGCCAAATCTTCTTGTAATGTGGATAGTACTTGACCTGTTTCTAAGAATCTTTGAGTTGCTTGTAAGTTTTGCTCCTGTCTTTTCTTGAATATAGCATACCCTATAGATATGACTGCTAATGCTGCAGTAATTCCTAGCAGCCCCATTCTAAATCTTTTCATTGCTTTTTGTCCAGCTATTAACTGGTCTTTAGTAACTGATAGCTGATTTTTATATGTATCAAAATTTGCAATTAGTTCTCCAGTTGCAACACCCGTTGCTTTGGTATTGAATCTTAAAAGCATCATAGGTTTTATGATGCTACTAAAAGCTAGACCTAATCCGACAATTACTGCTGTTAGTCCTGCTACAGTCGTTGTAAAGCCTTTTGTAGAATTATTATTTGAATCAAATATCTTAAACATCATTGTTAATGTTTCAACCATTGCTTTTGCTGCCGGTAAAAAGAATGTTCCTATTTCAATTCTTAATTCTTGAAATGCGTTATTTAAAAGTTTTGTTTGAGATTTAAATGTCTCGAATCGTTTAGTAGCCTCATCATTTAAAGCAATGTTAGCAATATATGCAGAGTTAGCAACTGCTAATGATTCACCTACTAAGTCTCCTGCCTCTGCAAGAGAAAGCAAAGCTCTAATGGTTCTTTGTTGTTTTAATCCTAAATCTTCTAATACAGCTATAACATTTCCACCACCGTCAGATATTCTCTGTAATCCTAAGAGGAAGACATTGAATGCTTGAGCTGCGTCTTGATTTGCAAGTTCTTTGAATTGTTCATTAGTTAGGCCTGTTACATTTGCAAAAGTTGCAAGTGCAGCACCACCTGTAGTAGAAGCTATTCTAATTTGCTGGAATACACGAGATATAGCAGTACCACCAGCTTGTGATTGAACACCAACTGCTTGAAGTGCTGTTGCTAAAGCTAATACATCTTGCGCGGTAGCACCTGCAATTTTACCACCTGCTGCAAGTCTTAGTGCAGTATTTAGAATTTCATCTTCAATCGCTGCGAAGTTGTTACCTAAATCAACTAATGTAGAAGCTAAGTTATCAAAGTCATTTTCAGATAATTGAAATATTTCTCTAAGTCTTGCTAAACCTAATGCTGCTGATTCTGTAGACAATCTAGTTGCTACACCTAACTTAGCAATTGTATCTATAAATTTAGTAAGACCGGCTGCCGAAATACCTAACTGTCCACCAATTTCACCAATTGCATTTAATTGACTTGTAGCAATAGGAATGTCCACGGCCATTCTTCTAATGTTTCCGGCTAATTTTTCAAACTCTACATCTGTAGCATTAACTGTCTTTTTAATACCGGCAAATGAATCTTCAAATTTAGAAGCAGCACCAACAGTTGCTATCATAGCAGCTGCTGTTCCAGCTACACCTGCTAATACAACACCTATACCTGCAGTTGCAGCAGTTGACATAGAAGCAACTTTTGCTCCTAATCCTGCAACCATTGCTTCTGTCTGTGTTACTGCTTGTTTTTGTGCTTCATCAACAGTAACCTTAAGGCCAACGCGAATATCGTCCATAGAAGCCATTATTTAATACCTCTAGTATCTTTCATGAATTCATCAAGAGTTACTCTTTGTCTAGGTTTTGTATCTCTACCGTGTTTATTTCTCAACATGTGTTTTAATCTTTGGGTATCCTTAATATTTTTAGGTATTATTTTTCCTTCTTCGTCAACATCTAATTGTTCATTAGACATTATCTTCATGAAGGTAGATTCCTCCATTGGCATATTCACCAATAAGCGAAGAAATCTTTTGTACTCCTCTTTCTGAGGATGACTGATATTATAGAATCTTTGAAAATCTGCTTCTATGGCCCCCCAGTGGATTAAAACATCCATAAAGGACCATTTTATTTTGGGGAGTCTTCGTCCCCTTCAGTACCTTCTGCAGATTCTTGTGGAAGTGTTAGCCCGTAAGCTTCCATCAACCAATTCAACAAATCATTCATCTGTTCCCAAGACATTCCGTTTTCTAGCATTTCTTCTAGTTTGTCTTGTCCTACTAATGATGCAATCCATTGAGGAACAGCTTCAAAAGGAACTTCTGCTCCATCTTCAGCAATTCTCATTTGTTGAAGTACTGCTCGTGCAGGTAAAGTAGCTGGCAATTTATATGTCTTTCCAGCTACTTTAATCTGCAACTCTTCTTTTTTGTCGGCTTCGAGAGCCTCGTCAAAGTCTTTAAACTTTACCACTTTATATTCTCCAATCTAATTAATTTAGTTAATATCTAACTCGTCAGTATCGTTAGTGTTATCTACAACTCTAAACAAGTAGTATGAACCACCAGAGCTACCAACATTTAAAGTTGTGTCTGGAACAAGAATCTTAAATTCTGTTGCCAAGCTAACTTTAGCTGGTGCTTTTTGGTGTGCCATTGCAAATGAACCAACATTAACTGCTCTAGGCACATGGAATTGCCTATCTGCACCTGCTGGACCATCAGTATGCAATACTAATGCATACTCTGTGAAAGCATCTGACAATGGAGGTAGGTACACATCGTAACCAGAAGCGAAATTACTATCGTCTTCTGTGACTGCACCGCCACCCATAGCCAATTGTAACTTACCAAGAGAAGCTTGTGAAAGCTCTCCAGTAAGTCTTACTTCTTGTGCTGACTTAAGAGTTTTAATAGGGTCAACTTCTTCTGCGACCATGACATCTTCAAAAGTTTTATCAACTTCTAATGTCCAGCCATCTTCAGAATATCCTACTTCTTCCCATGCTACAGACAGGGTAGTTGGGTTTTCCCAAGCGCCTGTTGAATCATTAGGGAAGACTAAAGATGAAGTTGTTCTATCTTTGTAATAGAGAACACCTGTACCAATTAATACCTCGGATATAGTACCGCTTGTATTAAAGCTCATTTGTTATCTCCTAACATATTTTATACTTATACTTATCAGCTGAGCTCAGCCGACTTAATAAAAAGTCGATTTCAGCTTTGTCTTTATTCTTCTTCAGCAATAAAGAAGTCTTCCACTATCTCCTCAACAGATTCCTTGTCGTCCTCTGCTGGAGAGTCGTCTAGTTCTTCCTCGTCAGCTATTAACACAGAGATTTTTTGTTTTCCCTGTTTATAAGTAGCTTCTGAAAGGCGCTCCCAGACAACCTTATCTATTTCCACCCAACTATTGTGGTTGAAGACTATTCCTGTAACAGTATCTCGTACAGTAGTTTTCTCCAACAACAAAGGGTTGACCTTAGCTTTTATCTTCTTACTCATAATTAATCTAGTCCTCGATAATTCATTATTAATGATAGCTGATAATGTCCTAAACCGGTTTCAGTCTCTTCCACTCGGATTGGTAATTCAACTACTTCAAAACTGTATATAACAGCAGCTGTTGCACTAGTTGGAGTAACAACACGAGTTGTTCCAGTCTTTAATGCAGCTTCTGCTACTCCATTTGCTAACTGTAAAGCTGTAGCATAATCTGGTTGAGATGATGAACCACCACCCCATTTACCAGCAAATGCATTTACTTGCAATGCTACAGAAGATATCATGGCTTCACTTCTAGGAGTTAACATAGCTCCGCCATTAGAAAAAAAAGTTAAAAAAGGTAATGTAGCATTACGAGGTAATCTTGTTGCTATTCTAGTGCTGCAAACATCAGTAATATCTGTGTTATTTACTGCCCATTCACGAAATATTATTTCCGCGTCTGGCGGAAACTTCTGCGACTGGTCTGGTTGTGCACCTACTGCTTTTATACCCATGATGATTTATTATACATCTAAAAGTTAAGACAAGAGGTCATCTATCTCATTGACATCTATTCCAGAAACTAATTCCTGTGCTAACTTGTACATATTTCTATTAGCTTTATTACCGCCACTTGAATAAGATTTTCTCGGTGCTCTTGATTTACCAGCATCACTTCGTTTTTTAGTAAGACTTACTACAGTATTGTCACCAGCTTTTCTTGTTCTTATAGTGTATACATTTTCTAGTATTTGATTAAATCTTTTTCTATCTGAAATATTAGTTGAAAATTTAGAAGCAGAACTAAATGCATGATATGTTTGTGAAGAAACAGATAAATTACCACCATCAAACCTGTCATCTCCACCAGTTGTATAGTTTGCTATAGTTCTACCCATAGGACCCTCATTGGTTCCGCTTGTTAATATTTCATCAAACTTAGGTTGTACAGCAGACCTATCTCCACCTCCTTTAATATATTCACTAGAAAGTTCTTTTAATTGCTTCCTGCTGTAATTCGCACTATTAGGAACAGTAATCGTAAAGTTAATTTCTTCTGGTACTAATTTAACTCCTATGGCTTTGGCTAATTCTGGAGAGTAAAAGTTGCCGTGTGCATTATTAACAACAACTCCAGGTATTTTAGACTCCATTCTTGATAGCATTACAGAACCTCTAGCAGCTTTATCAAGTCTGTATTGTTGAGTTATAGCACTTGCTTTTTTAGAAGCTGGCATAAAGGATTGTTCACTTTTAGCAATTTTATCAACACCACCTCGTTTTTTTGCTAATGCTTTCCATTTGCTGTATCTTCTAGTTGAAGCAGTAGCATCTTTTTTAACTGACATACTTGCTGCATCTTTAAATATTTTAATTGATGTTTCCACAGCTCTGTTGATAAAAAATGAAGGTTGAATATATTTTTCATTTAATTTATCTTTACCTTGTTGATAATCTCTTCTGCCTTTCTTAGCATTCCAATTAGACCTTGTATAATAAGGCAATTTACCACCATATTCTACAGCATGTATCCAAGGAAAATGTGGAGAACCACCGACAGCTATAGCTCCATAAAGCAAAGCGTCTCTCGTTTTTGAAGGATGAATTGGAGTTTGTTCAATAGATTTTAATAAGAAAGCTCTTGCTTGTCCTGGTTTACTAAATCCAAAAATATCTCTTCTCGGAGAATTTTTCATTCTATAGCCACCACCATCAACAAACCAGTTTTCACCAGTTGTTCTCATCATTACATCTTCTTTTAATTCTTCTGCTCTGTATTTGGCATTTGTAGCTTCATTAAAGCCAATAAGATACTGGCCAGAGGAAACATCTGGCGCATAAGCTCTCATTGTATTTTCCATCATACTAAGCAAATATTGTGATTTTTGACCGATAGTCATTCGCTGTAATCTACTATTTACTTGGGGTCCATTAGTAGATATAATTGAAGATATAACAGTTCTTGTTTTGTTATGCAGTCCTCTTATAAATTTTGTATTGTTTAATGCACCAGCAACTTCTTTACGAGCAAAACGGCCTACTACAGGTCCTAAAAATTGTGGAACAACTGACTGTACTGCTTTACCAGTTATATAACCAGTTGCAAGAGAAGCACCTCTAGCAGATAATCCAGCTGCACCTTTAAATCTTCCCGTAAAACCTGCTTTAGCTGTATTAGTAGCACGAGCAATAGGATAACCTACTTTACGCATTTTATTTATTCTTTGACTTTGCGCTACTGCATTAATATCACCAAGAACACTGAGGCCTTTATATATTTTAGTTTGCCATCTACCAATTCTCTTATTAACTTTAGTTTTAGAAGCAGCGCCTGCTCCTTTTACTTGAACCTTATTTTCGGCCATGGCTAACTATATACTAAAGTAGTGAGAGCTTTATATGATTCGTTACCGTATCTATCTAATACTGGTCTTACAATTGCAATTTCGTGATATGTAGAACCCCTAACTAATCTATCTCCCGGGAAAACATCAACTCCACTTTCAATATATACAATAAATGTTTCGACAGTAGTATTTCTTCCATCTCTGTCTTCTTCTGCACCTTGTGATTCAAATTTAGCTTTTACACCAGTAGAAGAGTTTGCCCAATTATCACTAGGCAATCCTCTCTCATCTACAGTAGTATCTGATACTCTTTGAATTGAACAGGTTTCTGAATATAATCTATCTCTAACAGGCATGCTTGTATTTTACAATACAAAATTAAACAAATTGGTTTAACATATCACCCATAAGAACTTCTTTAAATATATTGCTATAAAGCAAGCTATTTTTACCAAGTAGATGTGGGTTATTACCAATTTGTGCATTGAAATCTTTTATTATAGTTATAAGGTCTGGAAGTATTACATCGCATAGTGCTAGTATCTTGGAGAATTCTTTTGACCAGATTGCTTGACCGTCAGAGTTGAATATCACAAAGTTTCTAAGACTAGCAAGTAAGATACAGATAACTGACTCATGAAGTCTATAGTCAGCTTTCTTATTTATCATTGGAAACTCATAACCTTTTTGTTTGTACATATAGGTTATACCTAAGCTACCAATACTACCCTGTTTAGATGGCCATAGTTCTTGTGAGTAATATTGTACATAGTCTTGTAAATAAAGTATGTCTTTGATAATACTTTTGTACTTCTTAAATGAATTTGGGTCTTCTTTATATATTTCAAATACTCTTTCTTTGTTGGAGTATGATATTGTTGGTTGATTACTTACATCGGCATCATAAAAATTTCTAAAAAGATTTATGTAAGAAAGAACAGTAAGTATATCTAAATCTTCATACCCAGTATCTTTTAGTTCTTCTGTTATCCATTGCATTTCAGAAGTATCTATTTCTTCTGTTGTGTTTTTATGTAAAGTCTTTGATAAGCCATGAACTATTTCTTCTGATATACCCTTATTAGAATTTACAAATACAGTAACTCTTACATAAGATTTTTTAGGAATATCTTCTATGCGAAGGTTTTTGATTACATTGTATAGGTTAGCACCGTCAACAATTCCTTCAGTATTAATATCGTTTATCTGCAAGATAATTTTATTTTCATCTATCTGTGCATTTTCAGTAAATATAGTTATACCTTGTGTTTTGAGGTGTAAGGTCCCTTCTTCACCTCGCTGTTCTTTTGCAGCTTCTTCTAATTCTTTTACAGCGGATTCATCTAAGTCAACTATCTTACAATCTGGATGAATTGGTATGTCTTGTTTCATACCAGGTTTATTAAAAATTAATTCCTTAACAGGGACTATTAAATAAACGACTTGTGACTTGTGATTAACAGGGTCTCTGTTTACTGAGTAACTATCAAAGAATAGAAAATATCTACCAGTCCCAGACTGTACATCTTCCATTCCATCATCTTTTACCATCTAAATTTTTGCTTTTTTGCTTTTTCAAATTGCCTATAAGATTTTTTTGATAAATTGCTAGGGTCTTTCTCCCATTCTACATCTACAGGTGTCTCAAACATAACATTCTTAGATATCTGTCTTTTACAAACGACATTATCTTTAGGACACAGTATTTCTGGGTCTTCACTAATTTTGTGTGTTATCTCATAATTTGTTTTACAAGATAAACATTTATAATCATATCTTGGCATTTCTTCTTCTAATCTTTCTTTTTTGTTTTTTATGACACTCTTTACAAAACAATTTTAAACCGTCAGCTGAATTTGGATTTGTTGAAAATTCTTTAACTGATTTTTCTGATTTACAAGATATACAATTCTTTAATCTTTCACCTTCTTCTGGTGCGTTCTCTTTTAAATGCTTTAAACATTCTTTACAAAATTTTGTATAACCGTCTTGATATTTTTGTGTTTTTTTAAATTCTTCTACAGGTTTCCATTCACGACAATATCTACATTCTTTCTCTACAGGGTCAGTTAACATTTTAGAGGCATCTTTTTGTGCTTGAGCTACTTTATCTGCTAAACCTTCTTCTTCATCTATCCATGTTGAAAATCTTTCATAACCAATTGGTTGGTCTTCGTAAGTTCTTGGTGTTGTAAGACCACCACGGCCAGTTCTAATAATATCTAAAATAGCTTCGGCAACTTCTTCATTATATGCACCGCGTTGAGGAACTCCAGATTGTATTCTTAATTGACGAACTCTTTCATGAGTAACACCCCATTCATCTGCCCACTCTTGCAGCATTTTATCTGGGTCTTGCAAAAATAATTCAGTTGCTTCCTCCAAAGATGGAGCTTTTCTGTGTACCATATCTTCCCTTTTATTTAATTATACAAAGAATCTGCTTCTAAAAGGTTGAAGCATCATCATCTCTGCATTAGTAAGAACAGGTGTTAAGTTTTGTACAATTACATCTCCAAATGCAACATCATAATCACCTATTCTTTCAGTTAAAGCAACATCAAAATTTGTGACAGAGGTGTTATCTGCTAAGTGAGATGAGACTTCACCTGTGTCTGATTTTGCTGATATCTGCAATGATGTCATTAACAATCTTGCAGATGCTCTAGCTGAACTAAATTTTATTTGTTCTGGAATGTCAGCAGATTGGTATCCACCAACATAAGTTACAGATATATTTTTGAATTTAATACCGGACCAACGAATACCGATTCTTCTAAGTCTTCCGTTGTCATAGTAAACATAATCGTTTTCATTACCTTGTGTAAGTGTATTACCATCTTCAGTAACAGATGTAATAGAAGCAATTGGAACATGTCTTAAAAATATATCTTGTTGTTCATTGCCGTCAAATGTTTCTGTATAAGTTGCTTGTTCAACATCATGACCTAGATAACGCTTAATAGCAGCATCAACATAGGGTATGAAAGTATTTGTGACGGAAGCTTCTACAGTAGAGTTTAAATCTATCTGCAGGAATTGCTCTACATCACTAACGCTACAAAGAGCCATTTAGGACTCCTTTATTTATCTTCGGATGGTTTGACAGCTTTGGTTTCGACTTTTTTAGCAGCTTTTTTCTTAGGAGCATCTTTTTTAGCTGGAGCTTTCTTTTCAGAAGCATCTTTCCAACCTTGCTCTTTTAACCATTTCTTAGATACTTCTTTTCCTGCTTGCGCAATTTTAGAAGCACCAGATTTAGGTAGTTCTGCTAGTGAGCCTTCGAAGAACGAACCGTCCTTCATTTTCCAAATTGTCTTCTCTGGTTTAAATATATCTGACATAATAAAATCATTTTACTCTATAAAAAGAAGAAAGCCGGTTTTACCCGGCTCTCTTCAAATCGTTTACTAACGAATATTACATATTTGTTAGTTTATGGAAAGCTGCTTCTCTGTAAACAGGGAAACCGACTCTCATTGTAGCTCTGATGGCCAATTGATTCTTAATAAAGAAATCAGAATGGCTGTCAGTTACAGCAAGTTCGATACCTTGTCTCATTACAACATTAGCTGCTTCACCACCACCGAATTTACCAACAAGAACTGTTCCTGCGGCAATTGCGGTTGTAGGAACGACTTTTAGTCCCCAGATTTGAGCTGAAGGACCAGCGCCCATTCCACCTGCTGCTACGAAAAGTGGTGACTTTTCTGTATATCCAGCGGATGAAGTTCCAGCGAAATCAGCACCAACTGATGTGACAATGTCATTCCAGTCATTTGGGTGCATGATGATTGCGTCTGGCTCAGTGAAAGCGTTTACTCTGATGTCGGTAATAGCACCATAAATAGCACCAATTTTTCCGAGTGTACCAGCGTAAGAGCTAAAGTCAGTAGAACCGACTGAAGCTTTACCAGCATCTAAGATACCTTCAAGGTTTGGAGCAGTACCATCACCACTAAGGAGTTGGCTGTCCAATCTTAAACGAATCATTGTTTGAAGTCTGCTGTTCAAGTAACCTTGAATACCAGATTCATCTGCTAATAATTCATCTGTAACTGGGATGAAAATACCCATTTTACGGATTGCTTCTGTTTGCTCTGTGAAAGCCAAAGCTGCTTCACCAACTGCAGAACCTTCTGCTGCTTCAGCTGCGTTATTTGTGAAGGTTGTTTCTTCCAAATAGCTGAATGCATTTTGGTCTGTGTTGATTACATCAAATAATGATATAACAGCGTTTGGGTCCCTAAGAGCGGTTTCCAAAATTCCAGGTTGTCTTAAGACCTCTGGTGGATAACCTGTGGTAGTTAAAGTTGTTTTTGTCTCAATTTTTGAGTCAATACCTTTAACTCCACCGCTTACATAATTTTTGTAAGCATCGGACTCTGTAAAGAGCTGCCCAACAGTTTTAACTTCTGCTTCGTTTGAAGCTAGTGGCATTTCTGCAACTGGCTTTGAATCTTCATCAAGAGCTTTCTCATTTTGAAGTTTTTTCTTCTCAATGGAAAGGTCTTCTACTAATTCAGCAAGTTCGTCATTTCTTGACTTGATTTCCTCTTTTTGTTCAGCGGAGTACTTGCCGTCTTCAGCGGATTCAAAAACAGATTTTAATTCTGCTCTTTTAGCAGCAATTTTGTCCATGAGTTCGTTTTGATTACTCATTCTTAGATTTCTCCAATCTATAATTGCTTATACTTCTTCTATTTCTTCTATTAAGGACTCAGCAATTAATTCCTGTGCCCTTACCCACTCAGCATCAAATTCTTCGTCAGAGGAATCAGTGTTATCTTCTGGAGTTTCTTCTTCAGCAGCTTCATCTTCCGGTTCTTCAACAGCAGGTTCCTCTGCTGGTGCTTCTTCCTCAGTAACTTCTTCGACTTCAGTTTCAACATCAATAGTATCAGTTGAAGCCTCAGCTACCTCTTCTGTTTCAGCTAGTTCATCTTCCACAAGTTCTTCTTCTACTTCTAACTCTAAAGCACCCTCGGTTCCGACATTTCCGATGAACTCATCAATCTCGGTCCAAGCATCGTTCAAGTCGTCTGCGACTGCACGAAGTGCTTCAGTGGCTTTAACGCCTAATTTCCTACCATCTTCACCACGGAGCATAGAAATAGCTTTTGCTCGGGCTACTAAGTCATCCAATGCGGCAAGCACATCTTTGACTTCTTCAGAGAAAGACTTGCTGTCTTCCTGTGAAACTTCTAAATCTTCTTCACTCTTCATTTCTTTTTTATCATCCTCCATCTTCATGCAAGGACCACCGTCGTGATACTTACAAGATTTCATTTCTTCTTCATCATCTCCGTAACTTTTTTGATTGCAACCACAATTGTCTCCACATCCAGATGATTCTTTTTCATCACCTTTAACATCAGTTATTTCTTTCAACAACTCTGTGTTTGATTTAATAGCTAATGTGTATGTGTCTTGATTAGCTCCAACTAGTACTGGAGAAACTTCATAAACAGTAAGGTCTTTTAGATATCTAGCATTAGTATCTTCGCCTTCTTTGTCTTTGGCTTTTGCATACTCAGAATCATTTACTTTATAGCCGAATGACCATTGTTGCATATCGCCCATGTTTTTAACTAGGTTATAAGCTTCTTTACCAGATTCAGTGTCCATAAAAAACTCACCCTTAAAAACTGCTTTGTCGTCATCTTGGTCAATTGTACCTTTTCCGATAGGCATATCCCATTTATGAGACCAAACCATAGGTACTTGATTATTTTTAAAACCGGATTTTACAGCTCCAGGCATTACTACATCTCCATCAGAATCTATAGAGTTGAATAAGCTGAATACTGCTTCTACTTTACCGCCCTCATCTTTGAGTTCGATATCTATATTTTTAGATTCGTTATTCATTTATAAATGTTCCTCGTATTTGATTGTACAATAAATATTCAAGATGCGCGCTTTTATACTATGTATTTTATACTATCTTTTTAGATTTGAGTGTTTATTCACATTACATATAATTTGACAAATAAAACAACATGTGTAATAATGATTATGTTATTACCTAGAGGAGTAAAATTGAACGACCAAGAACTTACTAAATATAAATTTGAAGAAACTTTTCAAGTAGAATTTGTTGTAGAGGCAACTACTTACGAAAAAGCAAAAGATATTTATAGTAAATTATTTGATAAAAATATACAGTTAGGATATGACACTTGGAAAGATAGAACTGGTAGAACTATAGAAGACAAAAGTTTTATAGGTGGAAAGTTTCATGTATCTGTAAAAGGACAAGAGTCAGACACAACTTTAATTGAAGAAATATGGGGAGAAGAAGAATAATGTACACACGGCCAATGGTTTTTAACTTTGATTGCAACCATTGTCAAGCCACAATGCAAGTAACTCACATAATGTGGACTACGGTTGAGTGTTTATATTGTAAAGAGGAAGTATTTAAACAAGATATAAAGTTCTACAAAAAGAAATATTAACCGGTAAAGATTACGATTATTTTTGTGAAAATGGTGACTGGTTTATAGACGAGTCTTAATCTCTAAAATCTGAAATTATTCTCAATTTACTAATAGGCATTGTAACTCTCCTATCAGTTTTCTTATGGTCTCCATTATCTAAACGAGCCCATACTTGCATTGTTGCTTCGTCATCATTGACAGAAGTTACAATACCATGAACAATTGAAGGAGCGTCTGGTTCTTTATTGATAGACCAACTTACAGCTTGACCTACTCTAACTGACTCTGCTTTATTACCAGATTTCTTTGATGATAAAGGATGTGAGCTAGGAAGTAAATCTTGGTCATAAGGTTTTCTTCTAAACTTACCAGTTCTTAATGCTCTTAAAAATCCGTTGACTCTGGCCATTGCCCATTGCTCTGCAGATGTTACATTACCTCTAACTGAGCCAGGGTTAGTACGATAAGCACCTATACCTCTGTTATAAACTGCAATAAGCATACGAAGCGTTGCTCTATGGTTTGGATTCTTAGAGTTATGGTCTTCTACCTTTTTAACAAGTCCTGCTCTTGCTTGTTCTGAAATAGCTTTTAAAAGAATTTGTTCAGCATGGTCTATAGCTTTTTTTCTTCTTTCTCTAATAACTTTTTTATAGTCATTAACAATAGACTTCATTTGAGAAACACCTCCGGCAGTTACACCACCCCATTTCATAACAGCAATAGTACCGTTAAGTCTATTATTTTTCTTATGACGATTCATAAAGCGCTCTCTTCTCTTAACCCAGTTAAGAACTGATTCGCTTCTATCTCCACCTTTGTAGGCTGTCCATTTATTGAAAGCGTCATTACCAGTAAATGATGTAGGAGGATTACCACCAGTACCAGCTCTTCTCCAAATCTCTGGCCAGTTTTCTTTTAAGTCTTTTACATAACCATAAGGAAACTGTGGATGTTGTGAATTACTTAAACTTATTTTTTGATTATCTCCACTTTTAGGAAAGTTTGTTATTTTCTTTGGAGCTTTTTCTTCTGGGCTATGTAACTTATCACCTTTTTCATACATAACTTCTGCTTCCTCTAATGAAACTTTAAGCTCTTCTATCTCTCCGTCTTTTTTAGGTTTGTAGACTGCATCTAAATAATCTTGATGTGTAGCGCAGGCCATATAAAACTTTTCTCCATCTACATCAATGTAGTGTGTACCTTCGCAACCTAATTCTTTAGCTCTCTCTTGTGCTTCTTCAATAGTTGTGTAAGTATCTTTCATCAAAGCAGCTGGTTCTTTTTTATTATTTAAAAAGTTTTCTGCTTCTGCTCTTGTATCAAAGCATTTTATTATTTCTCCATCTTCATGGCTTATAACACAGAAAGCACCATTAGGCATTTCTGCAATATACTTTTCTTCACTTAAGTATGTTGGTGTTCTAAGGACTTCATCTTCTCTTTCAACTTCGGGTGGTAAATCAATAGTTGTCAATTTATTCTCATCATCATTGTTTGCCGGTACAGATTCGTTAGGATTGTCATTAAGAAGTGGAGAACCATCTTCTGTAACTTGAATCATGTTAAGTGGTCTTAGATAAACATCGTGTCTATCATCAGCTTCAAGTCCTACTACTTTCCTAGCTTCGCCAATTGTTACCCAACCTCCTTGTACTGCAGTATTCATGCGTTTATAGAGATTGTCTTTGTCAACGGCTAAAGCTCTAACATTGTCGATATCATATTCAACATATTGATTATCGCCTCCGCCAAACTCTGGTCGTAACAATTGATGAGTCAAATCTTGCGCAACCATTGTCCACATTGGAACCATTTTTGACTCTGTAAAGAACTCTCTAAGTTCTTTTGTATTTGAGTATGTCGCCGAATCCAATCCAGCTCCGAGGCCGGCGAGGACTGCTGGAACGCCAAGAACTGCTGACACTCTTTCTTCTGGAATTCTTCTCAATTCAGCTAACTTCATTTGGTCTGGAGAGAACGATACTATTTCAACATTCATAGAACCAGATAAAACCATAGGCGCACCTCTGTTCTTACCACCAAACTTCTGCTTATACATTTCTGCAATAGCTTCAGCTTCTTCTCTCGTTGGACCACCCATTGCATCATCCCTTGGAGATAAAATAACTCCAGGAACTGCCATGTTGTGTAATAAAGCTGCTGTATATTGTCCAGCTGCTTCATCACCTGCTATCTCTCTTAGAACGCCTCTAAGTGGAGCTAGACCACGCCTCATATCGTTAGGGTCGACATTTTGGCGTAAATGAACCATATCTTTCTTTTCTATTTTTACTGCATCTTCTCCATGAACACCGCCCTGTGGTTGATACATAAAATGAGTAATTAATTCGTTTTCGTTACCTTTAGCTTCAACTAAGTGAGGCATTAAAGGAACAAGCTCTACAACTTGTCCTCTAGCGTTTCTATTTTTATAAATAAAGGCATCGCCTGCTGCATTAAGAGATGTAACAATGTAATTAGCAAGCAACTGTTGAGTCATGTAAGGATTAGGTCTTCTTATTAATCTAGCAAGTTGATGGTTCATATCTCTTTGATAATCACCTTCTGAATTTCTAGAACTAACGAAAATTCCAGGTTCCGCAAAAGCTGTTGCTAAAACATTGAGACATGCGATTACAGCTGAATTACCAGTTCCGTCACCAACCTCAGCTAATTTTTTATGGTCAAAGTATCCAGATGATGTGTTATATCCAAATACTGCTTGATTTAAATATGAATATTCTGTTTGGTTTACAATTAAACCTTTTTGTTCGGTTTCTCTTCTAACTCTTGCATCAGTTGGTGCATTTAACCAATCTAATGCTTTTGAAAACCTTGACTTATCTTCAGCCATTAATATGCGCTCCAGCTTCTTTTTTCTTGCAACATTTGAACGCCATAAGAAAGAGTATCGATGATGTCATCATGCGCTCCAGCTGGAAAGGTCATTATTTCTCTCTCCATCTCTGGTAGCCAGTGTGTATCCCTAAGCAAGAAAACATCTCCAGACTCCATTCTGGCTGACAAAGGGAGTGCGCGGGTAACTTTGTCTTTATCCGTTTTAAGGTTCTTAACTCTAATACCAGACCGTTGCGCCATCTGGATAATAGCAGTTTGAAAACCTTGGCGTTCTATACCTACATATTGTAGCTTATTTTTATCCATAGCGCGTTTTATTGCTGGAATGATGTCTGGTCCTTCTAATTTTTGTCTAACCATGTCAATAACAAGTAATCTATTGTCTGGTGTAATTGCAAAACTTGTTATAACTGTATAATCTGAATCTTTGTTTGTCGTAGTTGCTAAATCTACAATTCCAAACTTTTGTAATGTATCTAAATAATATTCTGAACCAGCAACATGACATTTAAGTTGACCAGCAGTATCTGGAATTATATTGAAGTAATTAATCCATTCTGGTTTAAGCAAACCTTGACCAGCATCAACAAACTCTGCTAAATACTCTTGGGCAAAAACAATAGAGCCAACTTCTTTTCTAGCAGCTTCAACTTCTTCTGGGTCAATCATTGGATTATCAATAGTAGAATATCTAAATCTCTCCCAATTGTCTGCTTCTTCAGCTGTCTCCCATAAATCATAAAACCAATTGTTTCTTCCAATAGGAGTGCTAATAAATAATGCCGAACCTTTTCTTTCTGTAAGAGTAGGTCTTAATACTTCTTGCCAAACTTCTGGCTTAACGAATGCAGCCTCGTCCATAACTAGGAAGTCCAAACCTTCACCTCTAAGTCTTTGTGGATTATCTGCAGACCTTACAGCAATAGAGCCCCCGGAGTGTAAATCAATTTGCATATTAGCTAAAGATACATTAGGTTCTATCTCTCTAGGAAATGATTTTGCCGAAGCGGCGATATCTCTCCAACCAACTCTAGCAATTGAGAATGTGGGTGCTACCCACCAAGCCCTACCTCCTCGTAAGGCAACATCCATACACATTTGCACACCAAGTCGTGTTTTACCAAATCGTCGTCCTGCACAAAGTATTTTCCAACGAGCATCTGAGTTTGCAACTTCTCGTTGTGCCTCGTGTAAACTTGGTAATTCTACTATATATTCAGACATTTTTCCTATTCCATATTAACAGTAGATATCCACGAAGTAGTTCAGTGTATGCAAGTTTTAATCCAACTCTTTGTCTTCCATCAAATACATCGTGATGATGTTTGCATAAGATACTGACATTATTCATATCAGCTGCAATATCATTATTCTTACCACCCATTCCTATAGCTGTTAAGTGTGCCAGTTCTAACCACTTTTTAGAATTACATTCTGGCCATTCACAAGAATAGTTAGCTCGTTTGAGTGCGCGTTCACGAACTTCGGAAAGGTTTTCCCTTTTGTTTAATTTCTTTTGCCCCATCCCGGCTGACTTAGCAGATTTTCGTTTTTTATACTCTGCCCAAGTTTCTTTTTCGGCATCCCAACCTTCTGAATTTTTTCGTTCTATATACCCTGCCATCTAACTCCTTTTACATATGGCTAACCCCGAAGAGTTAGCCGGTGATGGGAGGATATCGGTTAGTGGAGCCGACTCTACCATCATACACTATGTTTTATAATGATAAGGTTTATTATAGCTTGACTAAAATATTTTGATAGAGTTGAAAGTTATTTAACATTCTTGTCATAATTATTTCTGGTATCTGGTCAATGTTAATTTCTTTTTCATTCCAAACATCTACAACTTCTTTTTTTTCTATTCTAAGGATTTGATTATCTTGTATCTTGAAGTGCATTCCATAAATTATGTAATCTAAAACCATAGTTTTTTTATATTAGCACCCAACCTCTGAAATTATTTTTTTGTTGCCCCCAACCAACCTATTTGTTTTTATAGGTACAGCTAACCCTGTGCGGCCCCGCCCAACCAAAATTTAATATATGCCGAGGAATGTCCCTTTGACGGACGATTATGGTCACGCTATTCCACATTGGTATTTGTTTAATCTACAGAGTCGTTCTAAAAGCGTGCTCCTCTGTATGTATGTGGAAATAAATTTAATACAAAGAAAAAGTTATGTATTTTAAAATTGCAAAAGTTTTCGCGATGATATAATTATTGAAGCGAATCCTAATTCTGATATTAGGAAGCTCCTCATGTAATGTGCAAAGGAGTCGGAGAATAAACCCTCCGGCTTTTTTGTTTTACTGCTATAACTACAGATGTCCAGCATATGGTCAAAAAGCAATAACTTGCTGTGAAGGCGAACTCTGCTAACCATACAAGAACAAAAACCTTCGCTTTAAATATCTCTTACTAGCCTTATAG